AATGTAACTCACTTAGATAGCTGGGTAGATAAAGCAGGCTATTCAGCTTGTGCAGGCGGACTCCTTGTTAATGCTTCTAACCAAATTGTAAAAAGCGCAGAAGCAGAAGTTTCTAATAAAACAGATGGCGACAATGCCCTACTTGCTAAGACTGAAAAGCCTTTAACTAACTTGCAAAAGCTTTTACAAAAAGCACAAGAAGCTGCTTCTATTAAAGAATAGATTTTATTTCGTAGCCTTTTATGAGAGGGCTACCGACTACAATCTACCACGTTAAATAAAGAATACTATCATGCGCAAAACTATACCAATACATGCTACTAGATTATCAAATTCTACTATGTCTTTAGTCAATACTTGTGAAAGAAAGTTTCAATTAGAGAAACTTCTTTGGACAGAAAAGCCTAGAGATGAAACGCACCATACTATTTATGGTCAAGCCTATGGCGTAGGCATAGCAGAATATTTTATCAATAAAGACGTTAACCAAGCCGTACTTAAAACTTGGTTAGCCTATCACCCCGAATTAGAGGAAGATAAAAAGACTGTAATGAAGTGTATTAATGCTTTGCTATGCACTATTCCAGTCATTGATAATCTTTTATTAGAATACGAAGTAGCTTACTTCAATGGCAAACCTGCGGCAGAGTTATCTTTTTGCTTATCTGCTAACGAAGACTACTACTATGTAGGGTATTTAGACTTAGTGTTGCGGAATATTTTTACAGGTAAGTACGTTGTACTAGATGCTAAGACTACTGGCTTAGAGTTACATAACTTAGACCCGTTGTATAAAAACTCTGGGCAATTAGTAGGCTACTCTATCGCATTAGATGCTATCGCGGGCGAGGAACAGACTGAGTATGAAGTTATTTATCTTGTTAACCAAACAGGTAGAGAATTTGCCCCTGTTATTCAGCCTTTAAAATACACAAAGACTTTAACTGACAGACTTAACTGGTTCATTACATTAGGCTTAGACATTGACAGAATTACACGCATGAGAGAATTAAATGTATTCCCTATGCGAGGCGATAGTTGCCTTAAGTTTAACAAGCCTTGCTATCACTTTGCTACTTGCGGATTAAAGTCTTCTGACCGCCCTAAAGTAGATGAAGAGGATACTACAGAGTATGACTTTTATTTTGAATTGCAAGAATTAATTGATAACCACGTAGCACGAGTATATTCATAATTTTATTAACAGGAGATTTACATGGCTAAAGAAATAGTTTATTACCATAACAACTGCGCAGACGGATTTGCTTCTGCTGTAGTTCATTACATTGAAAGCGGAAAAGAAGCTGAGTACATTCCGTTTGAATACAACAAAGCTTCTGTAGATGTAGCCAAAGCATTAGCATCAGATGACATTGTATTCTTAGACTGCTGCCCAGATGCAGGCACATTAGCTATTCTGTTAGCTAAGGCTAAGTCAGTAACAATCATAGACCACCATGAAACAGCCATAGCAATCTTAGACCAATTCTCTACATTTGACTACTCTAACTTAACTAAAGTATTTTCTGATGAAGTAAGTGGTTGTAAGTTAGCGTACCAATTCTATGACCAATCAGAATTAGATTGTTCTAAAGCTGTTGAGCTAATATCAGACCGTGACACATGGCAGTTTAAAATGCACGAGTCTAAAGCTTTTCATGCGGCTATTATGATGCAAGTTAGAAGCATTGAAGTATGGGCTGATATCTTTGCAAGTCCTTACATGATACAACAACTAATTGCTCAAGGGCAATCTGTTCTACAGTTCCAAAGTGATGCAGTAGAAAATATTGCTAAGGACAGATACATGGGTACAATAGAGGGCGTTCCAGTGTTCTTTGTTAATTGCCCATACCAATTCCGTTCTTATGTAGGGGATTTTATTGTAAAAGAATATGCAGAACTAGAAGGCAATCCCTTTGCAGTAGCCTTGTTCACAGTAATGGGGACTAAAGTATTCTATTCTTTACGTTCAGACAAACGAGTAAACTGCGCTAAGATAGCAGAGAAGTTTGGAGGCGGGGGACACGCAGGTGCGGCAGGCTTTGAACTACCTGCTAGAGTTTCTCATCTATGGCAAGATACTGGCATGACAGAATTATTTGTGCCGAAAGCAGATGCACTATGAGATTAGATGCTGCGGCTAGGGCTGCCAATGTAAAGCCCGACAATCACTCAATACTTCTATACGGTCCGCCAAAGACTGGTAAGACTAGACTAGTAGGTACTGCGGCAAAGATTGAGCCGATAGAAAAAATCTACTGGATTGACTGCGAGAATGGTTCAAGTACTCTTCTCACTATGGGCTTGTCTGATGCAGAACTTAAAAAGTTTATTGTTTACAAACTACCTGACTTGCGTGAAACTCCTCGTGCGATAGAAGGCGTTCTTAAGATGCTAACTGGTAAAGGCGGGGTTCGTATCTGCGACGAGCATGGCATAGTAAACTGTACTACTTGTAAGCCAGGCTATGCAGGAGAAGACTTTGACTTATCTAAGTGTACTCATAATGACTTAGTAGTTATTGACTCAGGCTCTCAGCTAGGTATCTCTGCTCTTAACTTAGCCTGCTTAGGTAAACCAACTACTTATAAGCCATTGCAAGATGACTGGGGTTCAGTAGGCAAGTGGCTTACAGATATTCTTTTAGTAGTGCAACAGGCTCAGCATACAAACTTTGTTGTTATCACGCATGAGATTAGCACAGAAGGCGAAGATGGTAAAGAAAGAATTTACCCACTAATGGGGACTAAGAATTTTTCTTCAAATGTAGGTAAGTTTTTTGGCTCAATCGTGTATACTACAGTTAAGCTAGGCGCTCACTCTGCGGCTTCTTCTTCTACGTACAAGCCAGACTTAATCACAGGCTCGCGATTGAATGTAAAATTAGAAGGCATTAAAGACCCTTCTATGAAAGACATTCTAGTAGCAGGTGGAGTTATTAAATAACAGAATTCATACTGGTTATGGGGCAGTAGGTCTTAGTAGTATCCCATTAAATTATCTTATCATTATTATTTTATTATCATATCAAGGAAACTAAACCATGGACTTTTCAATCTTAGACTTAGACACAATGTTAACAACTTCTTTAGACACAGTAGAAGACATTCCAGACTATGTTACGCCACCTACTGGTAATTACAAACTAAGCATTGCTAATGCAGAATTAGAAAAGCTAGAGGCTAAAGGCACTAAACCAGCTTCTGCCCGCTTCCTAATTACTTACAAAGTAGAAGCAACTACAGAAGTTAAAGATGCTTTACCAGTGGCAGACGGCTCAATGTTCTCAGAGCGCTTTACTTACTCAGAAGATGGCTTGAAATACTTCAAACGTCAAGCTAAGAACTTGTTGCAAGTAGAGTCTTTAGATGGTGTAAACATTGGCGAAATTCTTGCGGCATTAAAAGAATCTCCAGTCATTGATTGCGTTGTAACAACTACTGTAACTCCTGCTAATCCAACTGCTACTCCTCCTACACCTGAGTATACTAATACTCGTGTACGTGCAATTCCAGCAGAAGCAGCTACTGCTTAGTTTTACGTAGAGTAACACAAAGACCTTCTTTTGTAATCTAAGAGAAGGTCTTTTTATTTATTCTACTACATACAAACAAGGATTTAATAATGAAAGTATTAGTAAACTACGAAGCTAGTGAAAAAGGGTACTTGTCAGGCTTAGCTTATGTCTTACGCAAACTAGGCATGGAAGCAGTATCTACTCCTACAACTCATACCCCTTTAGAATTAGTACGCAAAGCAAAAGCAGTAGGCTGTCAAGCTATTGTTATATGCAATGAAAGTACGTTAAGAAACTGCGTGCCTAATCCAAAGGCTACTCTTGATAACTACAGAGGTTCTAAATTAAAATACGAAATACCACTTCTAATTGTAAACAAACTAAATCACATTCACACAATAGACCACGGGCAATGGCTTCTTACTAATGACTTGCAGAAATTGCAAAGCATGGAAGTTGCGCCTGTGTTTAACTTCTCTATTCTGCAAGACCAATCTCTTTATCCCCAAGTTCTATCTGAGATGCGTAAGTCTATCTTAACTGCTTACGATATTGAAACAATCACTATTCTTGAAAACGAAGAAGAACGCAGAGCAGGGCATACACTAATATCTTGTGCAAGCTGGAGTATTCTTTTACCATCAGGCGAAATCAAAACTTACGTTCTTCCAATGATAGACTTCCATGTAGAACATTGGAAAGGTATGGGCGAGTTTGAAACCGCAGTAGAGTTCTTACGTGAAGCTAATAAAATTGAAGTGCCTATGGTTATGCACAATGGTATGTATGACTGTACTCATTCTATTGTATACCACGCAGAACCTGCTTTCTTCTGCTTAGACACAATGGCTATGAGCCACGCACAGTATGTAGAACTACCTAAGTCTTTAGACTTTGTAGCTTCTGTTCATTTACCCGACTATATACAATGGAAAGATGATGCCGCTTCTGCTACTAAAGATAAAGACATTCGCAAATACTGGGCTTATAATGCTAAAGATACTTGGCACACGCTTAGAGTTTGTATGGCACAGCTTCGTAGTATGCCTGCCTATGCTTGTATTAATTACGCTGATAAGTTTAAGCTCGTATTCCCTGCTTTGTATTGTGCATTTGAGGGGCTAAGGATTGACAATAATAGACTAGATGAAATCAGAAGCGAACGTCAAATTATTCTTGATAGAAACAGAGATGAGCTTAGAGTTCTATTGGCTGACCCAACTTTTAATCCTGGCTCTTGGCAACAAGTTCAGAAGTATGTATACAAAGTCTTTGGAGGAGTTCACCCTAAGATTGGCAAGAGTACTAGTGGTACAGATGAAAAGAATTTAGAAGCAGTAGGCGACCAACACCCTTTGCTTGCTCTTATCTGCCATAGAATTATTGCATACAGAGAAGCTCAGAAAGCTATTGGTACGTACTGTAACTATTTGCAAAAGCAAGGCAGACTTCTATGGAGTCTTAATCCTTTTGGCACAGAAACAGAACGTATGGCATGTAACAGTAGTAACTTTTGGTGTGGCACTCAAGTACAGAATATTCCTTACTATGCAAAAGACGCTCTTATTGCAGACGAAGGATTTGAGTTAGTAGAAATTGATAACAAACAGTCTGAAGGTAGATGTACGGCGTACCTCGCTCAAGAAACTAATCTCATTACGGCATTAGAATCCCCTACTCATGACTTTTATAAAACACTAGGGACTTTGTTCTTTGAAATTCCTTATGAGCAAGTAACAGATTTTTTCCGTAACAAAGTATTAAAAAAGATTGTTCATGGAACTAACTACATGATGGGGGCTAATACCTTCAAAGAGAATATTGGATTAAAAATCCTACACGAAACAGCTTCAGTACTAGGGTATAAACTAATACCAAAACCTTCTGCTAAAAGAAAAGAAGAAAAGACTATTCTAGGTTTTTGTAAAGAACTTCTAGATAAGTACCACGTTCCTTTCCCAAGAGTAAGAGAATGGTATCAAGAAATCTACCATGAAGTAGCTACTACTCACATGCTTAAAAGTCCTTTAGGTCATGTAAGATACTTCTTTGGGGACATTACCAAACAGCATAATATGCTACGTAGCGCAGTTGCACATCAACCGCAAAACTTATCTGTAACTATTTTAAACAAAGGATTCTGGCGTATCTATAAAGACTTAGTAGTACAGCCTATCAATGGATTAAAATTAGGTGACGTAAGACTTAAAGCTCAAATTCATGACTCTAATTTTGGGCAATACAGAACAGAGTTACGTGACGTAGTAGTTCCTCTTATGCTAGAAAGAATGGTTAACCCTGTAGAAATTCATGGCAGAGTATTAGACATTCCTTTAGATGCTAAAGTAGGACAAGTCTGGTCTAAATGTAAAGAATATAAAGCAAAGGAATAATCATGCAGGACTTTTTTAAGTCTTACTTTGACTATGCTTTAGTAGGTAAAAGCGAACCACCTGCAATGTTTCACAGGTGGACTGCGGTTAGCATGATAGCCGCATTGCTTGGTAGAAATTGCCACTTACCTTTTGGGCATAGCAAAGTATATCCTAATCAGTATATTATGCTAATGGGAAGTCCAGGCACTAGGAAGTCTAGTGCTCTTAACATTGGGGTAAACTTGCTTAAGAAGTCTGGATACAACAGATTCTCTAGTGACTCTACTTCTAAGCAGCGTATGCTAATGGATATGAAACAAACAGATGAATTGACTTCTCAGATGGATTTGGAAGTCTTAACTTTAAACGAGCCTTCTGAGATATACGTAGCAATCGGAGAGTTTACAGACTTTATTGGCATGAATAATATGGACTTTGTAACTATGCTTACAAACTTATATGACTGCCCAGCAAAGTATACTAACCCAAAGATTACTTCAACAAGCGTAGAAGTTGAAAAGCCAGTAGTCAATATCTTAGGCGGAAATACTTCACAAGGCTTCTCTTTAGCCTTCCCGCCCGAAGCTTTAGGCAATGGCTTTCTTTCTAGGCTAATTCTAGTACATGGAGAAACATCAGGGAGAAAAGTAACCTTCCCACCCGAGCCTGACCTTTTGTTAGAAGCCTCTTTAATAGAAAGAATAAAAGAGATTAAAACTAAAGTCACAGGCGTTATTACTATGACCGATGAAGCTAGACAAGTTTGCGATATAATATATAATTCTGATATTGTAATTGACGACTCTCGTTTTAGGCACTACCAGCAACGCAGGTTCGCGCATTTACTCAAGCTAAGTATTGCTATTGCCGCCAGTGATATACGCACAGAAATCGCCACAAGTGATATTCTCAAGGCTAATACACTCTTATACAATACAGAAAAGAAAATGCCTAAAGCACTGGGGGAGTTTGGTAAAAGCAAGCACAGTGACACAAACAATGCCATTATGGAGATTTTAAACGAAGCTAAAAAGCCTTTGAATACTCAGGATTTATTTAAGAAAGTTTCGCAGGATATATCCAAGCCCTCGGAACTAGCAGAAGTTTTAAAGAACTTAGAAAGTGCTGATAAGATTGAGCTTATAAACCTAAAAGGTAAAACAGGCTATGTTACTAAAGCACGAAAATCTAGGGAATGGGAAGATTATTTGTTAATGCCAGAATGGTTAACTACGGAAGAATTAAACTAAGGAAGAATTATGAAACCTATTAAACCCACGGAAGGCTACCAGCGCTCTAGCCACCCCGACTTTGCAGACACAGCAGAATTAGTTAAAATGCAATTCTCAGGACAGCGAGTAAATTCTATCTCAGGCTACTATGAGATTTGGATTAAAGGCAAGATTAGAAAAGAATTATCTGCGGCTCAGATAGAAGCCAATCCAATGGCAGTCACTGAAGCAATCGCAGAAGTCTTTGCACTAGACCATGTAGCGCCTGATACAGCTGAAGCACGAAACTTCTATTCCAATCAATCAAAACATTAAGACGTAAAAAAAGCCTAGCAATTAGCTAGGCTTTTTTTTTATTCTAATTCCCCATCTAAAGAGTCTACCATATACATAACAGGATTATCAGGTTTAAGCAAATTAACTAACTGCTCTCTGCCTGATAAGTTTGTTTCAGCTAAAGCAGAATTCACTGCACTTCGCCACCCATTTGATGTACCGCTTTTTCTTAAGTAGTCTTCTGCATACTCTTGAAGTTTCTCATTACTTAAAGTCCCTTCACGAATAGCCGTTTTCAATTTCTTAGTTACTACTTGACGATTTTCTCTTTCAATGGAATTATAACTACGATTGAGATAATCTGCTTCCCGTGCAACTGCTTCTTCAATTGGGCGAACAGCTAACAGCCTAGAGATAATACCAGTAGAACTACGAACTTCTTCTGGGGTAGCAATAGTCCGACCTTGCTGAGTAATTGAATACCCTGAGAACAATTCTGCTACCCTTGCTAAAGGTCTTGATACAGACTGTAAACTAATAGCTTGAGCTACTGCTTGAGTTGCATCATCTGTACCAGCCGCTTTAGCTAAGTTACTCCCAAACTGCATAGTCTGCCCAATTAAATTAACTGCTGCAATCTTAGTAGGGTCTGTTGGTGGAACAAAGCGTGGAGCAATATCTCCCCTTGAATAGAAGGCTGGACCTAAACTACTAGGTAAGCCATACAGAATTGCTTGAGCTTGAGGGTCATCAAACATTTTAAAAGTCCCTGTAGTCAAGTCTGTATTATCATCAGAGAAATGGTCACCAATAGTATTTGATACTAAGTCAAAGCCTGGAAGACTCTGAGTACCAAACAAACTACTTTGTAACATAGCAGCTTTACCAATTTCTTTGTAGTTCTTCATTTCTAAGTGGCGGTACATAGACTGCCCTAGCGTTAGCATATACGTTTGGAATAAGCCTAATGCAACTCCAGCTGTGCCTTGAAAGAATACAGGTCTTTGGGCAGAGTTATAGTTACCCATTGACTTGTCCATAAAATCCCGCGCAAAGATAGTAGCCCCTGTATCATTTAACTCTGGGTACAAGCGCTTAGCTAGTGCATAGCCTGTATACATAGTCTTACGACGAAGCATGTTTTCAGTCCAGTCTGCTGGAGTAGACAAGATATTAACAAGAGCAGAATCCAAAGCATTCTCAATCTTAGGTAGAGTTCCTGGTAAAAGCTTTCTGCTCTCTCTAAGAATATCATTTGCTTCAGATACAGCCCCCTTAAAGTAGCCTGCTTCAGCCCACATCTTATCCAAGTGTGAATGCTTCCCTGCCGCCGCCATTCTCCAGCCCTCGTACATAATAGAAGGTAAAGAAGTCTTAGCAGTAGTTTCTAATTGCTTACCCATAAAACTAGCTGGGTGCTTCTCAGCTTTTGCTAAGTAGGTAAGAATAGGTAAGGACATCGCGTTAACGAGAGGTTGAGCAACTTCCAACACACGCAAAGCAGCAGTAGCAGCAAACATATTAGAAGCATAGATTGCTCGCTTAGAGGTATTCTGTGCTTCATGGATTTGACTAACCTTAAAAATATTTGCAGCTTCTTCGTCGAACTTAGCATAAGGCCAAGCCACACCACGCTTAGCAGCCTCTGCCGCCAAGACTTCGTAATCCAAACTTTTAACTGTCTTAGCATTTAGAATACCTCCAACGGGGGCAAGAATAGTCTTCACTGCAGAAGTGATTCCATTCAAGCCCCAAGTAGTTACTGTTTCAAAAGTTTCGTTATAAGACTTCCAAGTAGTAGTATCGTTAAGATTAGAATTACCTAGTAAGACATTTCTAACTGTACGAGCGCCATCTTTTGGTGATGCAATAGCCTTTTCTACTAGACTTAGAGGCTGGTCTTTAATACCTTTTTGGTTAAAAGCAGACATCTTATCCAATTCGTCTACGATATCATGTAGCATTATCTTAGCAGTCTGCTTAGTAGTGCCTTCTACATAATTAGTATAGCCTTGAATATGCTCAGAAAAAATGTCTGTAGTAGACTTAACAATAGCAGAAGAACCAGAGCCAGTATTAAAGTTTTCCACGTTAGCAATCTGCATAGTCAAAGGGTCTGCTCTATCATTAAGCATATTCCACATGCCTTGCTCTGACTTGCTTTCAATAATCTGCACTTTAGCAGGCTTACCTACTGAGGACATTAAATCTTCAGGCGCAATAGTACGTTTGTAGGCTTGGATATTAGTAGCTAATTCTTCTTCCGTTCTGCCCCAAATTAACTGAGTAGTGCGGGTTTCATTATTCCACACATAGCCAATTCTTTTACCAGTAGCATTGAAAGGAGGTTGCCAAAAGCCTAAGTCACGTAAAGGGGGTTTACCATATAGACGGTTAAGAGTATTCTTTTGTTCAAACATCTCTCTACCTGCTACTACATATTCATCAAACAAGTCCATTACAGACTTAGTCTTAATCTCAAACACTTTGCCATCAACTTCAAATGGTTTTAAAATAGTCTTACCCATTGCATCTACTTTGTCAGTAGGTACTAAGAATTTTCCATTCTCATAGAAGCGCGGACCTTTGATAGACGCTACTACGTTAGAAGCAAAGTTAGCCTCTACTAAAGCAATAGGGTCTTTTGCTACTAAAGCCATCTTGTCACTCAAAGGCTTAACAATCTTTTCAGTAGCAGCTGATGCAATAGCTTGAATTTCTTTACCAATAAAAGCAGCTTCCGCCCCAAAGCCTGTGTCTTTAATAGCTTGGTCGGCAGACTGAAAGAATTGATTACCTACTTTAGAATTTACAGCATTGCCAATCTTAGAGCGAATAATATCTAACACAGGGCGAATACCTGCTGTAGACATAGAGTCACCTAAGAACTTCTTATGGAAATTCTGCATCATATCACTCTTAGAAGTTAAAAGACTTTCATCCATAAACTCCATGTTAGTGTTGTACTGGAACTTAGCATTAGCCCCTGCCATTGTAGTGTTATAAGTAGGACGGTTAGTATTAGTTTTAAGACGTAAAGGTCTGTTTTCAGGTGCTAAGTATCCAGCTACATTAGAAGCATCATTATAGCGATTTAACGGATAGCCTTCGCCTAAACGACTCAAGTCTGAAATACTTTGCCCATTAGTTAATCCAGTTGCATAGGCTTGAACAGACTGAATTGGAGTATTAGTCCGAATAGCAATGGCTTCCATAGGCATACCCCGTCTAAGCATGTTAGAAATCATTGAGTCTTTGCCTTCTACTAAAGCCTTATTAATAGAAGTGCTATCCCATACATCAGTGCCATAGTCTTTAACTAAGTTAAAAGCCTGTTTACTAGAAGATACGTTAATATCAATAGGGCTTAGTGCGCCTTTTTGGGAAACTAAGAATTCTGTTGTATTGCCTTTTACATTTACTGCGCCAATTACGTCATCAACAGCAACTTTGTAAATAGTAGCACCTTGAGAGATACGAGCAGCCGCTGACTTGGAAGCAGTGAAAGACTGCAAAGCTTCATCAGATGCATTCTTACCTTTAGCAGCTTTATATAGATAGACAAAACCATCTTCAGATTTAGCTTGCAAAGACTCTCGAACTGCTTTAGAAGATACAGAGTTATAGATTTCATTTACATAAGCAGATGCTTTTGTATTTAGCCCCCCATTTAAATCTGCTACGCCTTTACGCATAATAGATTTAGCTTTTGAAACGCCTTCTGTATAAGCCTTAACTAATAACCCAGTGCGTTCACTTAACAAAGGAATTTCATTTACAATATTAGTGCCTACATTAGCAGTAGTTAGTTCATCTAATTCTTTAAAGTACGTAGTAGATAGTTTCTTGTTACCAATTACTGAGGCTTCAAAGTTATCAAAGTTAGAAGAAGTACGTTTAACCTTAATGCCTAAACCAGCAAAGAGTTCTGGTTCTTTAACAGCCCTAGCACTTAAAGCATTAAGCATAGAATAGTCATCTGCGCCTACGATAAGATTCTTTAATTGAGCTTCTGACATCATATCAACAGTCTTTAAATCTACTAAGTATTTTGTAGACACATCTAAAGACGGAGCTGTGCTTACTGATACAGGAAAGTCTTCTACAGCATTTGAATTAATGTTTACTTTTGCGCGGGCGATGACTTCTGCTTCACTAATGCCAGAGGCTGAAGCATCTAAGAAATTTACTGCTTCTTTTTCGGTAGCAAACTTATTTAAGCCTGGAAAGTATACTACATCGTCAACGTCTTTTACTTCGCCTTTGTCTGTCTTATTAACCTTAGGAGCAAACACCTCACTTAGTTTTGAAGTAAGACTTTTACGAGTAATACTCTTACCTTCGTCATTTTTGTAGAAAGTAATAGAATCAATACCAGCTACTTGTTTTTGCCCTAGCACATTATTCATGATAAGGTTTCTAGACTCAAGAGGCAAGTCTTGCAAGTCAGTAGAAATCAAACCTTCAAAACTCTCTTTACGCATTACTTCTAATTGCTGTAAGTAGTTACCTGCAAATTCTTTTGTAGCTTCGTTAGCAGGATAGTTAGGGTCTGTTAGTTTCTTTAAAGAAGCAATGTTGTAATCTACCACTTTTAATTTGTCTAAAGCAGGGGCAGACGGGGCTAAAGTTCGTTTTGTAAAACCTAAGGTAGTATTAACTGCCTCAGACTCCACAGCTCCGACTACTTTATTAATTTCACTTTTAGATACAATAGAGCCTGCTAATCCACCAATAGCCCCGCCAAATGCTAAAGACAAGCCAATGTTAGTTACTGGTTCTTCCCAATAATCTTCTAATAAAGGGTGGGCAGACATAGTGCCTAAGACTGCGATTTCAGAAACAGCCGCATCGGTAAGACCATTAGCTACAGCAATGCCATAGCTCTCACGGCGAATTTTACGAATAAGACCAGTAGAGGAAGTGCCTTGCTCTGCGAGTTCTTTTAGTCTGTTATTACGAGCTAGCTTACCTGCTTCAGAAAACCAAGACGCACCTTTAGCCCCTGCACGCAAAGCAGTTAAACCTTTAATAGCCATCCCACCTGGGATAAAGCTACCTCCAATCAAAGAAGCAGCTTGAATTACTTCTGTGTTTTCTTCATAGACTCGTGCAGCATTCTGATTAAAGCCTTCAAGAAAGTCTTGAGTTTCAACTTCTTCTGTCCCAGGCAAAGAATTATAAACAGATACGCCAAAGTCAGCTACTGTAGCAATTACCCCTCCTGTAATGTCTGAAAGAATAGAAGACTTTGTGTCATAGTCTGTACGACCAATTTGCATCTGCCCATCATTTTCTTCGTTACCAAAAATATCTAACGCCATAATAAACTCCTTAGTTTAAAATAATTACTTACCTTCATTTAGCTTGCGTAGAATCTCTTGGGCTTCAGGAGAGTCTTTTTCTGATTGAAAGAGTTTTGCAATCCCTTCTACAGTAAAAGAGCCTGCTTGCATTACTCTGCCTGGGATACTAGCCCCTGCTAATGTATTAGCTACGCCAACTGTTCCAGTAACAAAGTCCGAATGTAAGAATCTATCAATAGGGTCTTCTTCTTTCAACACATAGCCCCCAATGCTATCTACTAATTCTTTTACAGGCAAAGTAGAAAACATCATACGAGCAGAAGCATCACTAGCTTTTAGTTGCACAATGCCTTTTAACTGTTCAGCTTTAGCATTACGTTGTTGAATAGTTCCATTACCAATAAAGGCTTTTGCTACATTCTCAAAATTAGCAGGTTGCCCAGTAGCTTCTACTGCTTTAATAGCCTCAGCCATATCAGAGCCAGTTGCCCAGCCTTTTACATTGTTTTGGAAGCCAGCTAATTCTTTTATTGCAAATGCTTCTTTAGCTACGCGGTATTGAATTTCAGGGAGAAGTTTTCTATCTTCAGCTTTCATTTCTAACGCAGAAGGAGCATTAAATAAAGCATACTCTCTAGAGTCTTTACCTAGCACTTTAGCGGCAGCAAACTTCATAGTAGGGTCAGCTTTATTATTTTTTAAGTTGTCAAAGCCAACAAGCTGATTCTGCGCTGTTACTTTGCCAGTTTCGCCGCCAATAGACTCTGCTTGTAATAACAGCATTTTTCTAGCTACAGGATTATTTTCACCTAAAGCTAAGTCTTTAACAACTTCTTCTGTAGGAGCAGTCAAAGCTTTGCGCTCAGCAGAGTCTGGCTTAAGCCCAATAATATAATCAGAAATCTGTTCTGTAGTAGCTTTAGTTACATTGCCTTTAGCATCTGTTGTGTCTAACAAGCCAATCTTAGCAGCACGGTCTACTGCTACAGGACCCGCCTTTCCAAAGACATTCTCTACTTTAAGCCTACGAGCCTCATCTTTCTGTTCTTGAGCAGTTAAGACTTTACCCAACGTATTAGACGTTTGAATACCCGCAGAGATTTTAGTCTGCAAGTTAACATAGTCTGGGTTGTTAGCCATTGCATCTTCTGTGCGCTTTTCTGCTCTTGTCAATGCCTGCATCTCTTGTGCCTGTAGTTGCACTAGGTAAGGAGAAGAAACTTGCCCATAAGGAAGAATTGCGCGCTCTTTAGCAATAGCCTGTTGAATACCAGGAATGTTTTCAAAGCTTTTGTTTGTTTCAAGAATTTGATTCTTTAGATTAACAGACTCCACAGCAAAATCAGCCTGTAATGAAGTCAAAGCATTTGCACGTTCTACACTAATTGGTAAAGCATAGAGTTCATTTAAACGCTTATCTATTGTATCTAGCATACGAGGCTTTTCACCTTGAGCTTGAAAGATACCTTGCCCAATCTTAGCCCCTGAGCCTGTAATAGTGACTCTACCGTCAGAGCCTACTTCAGCTTTAACAGAGTTCTTTCCATAAGCACCCTCTGCTGCTAAGGTATTAATACGAGTAGCCGCCATGCCATTACGCGTAGCGGATTGTTGGTCATTTTGTTGAATTAAAGCACTAAGGGCATTAGACATAGCAGACTCTTTTTCAGCCTGCTGTACTATCATTTGCACTTGTGCTAAGTCTTCTTCTGTTTCAGGTCTTACTTGGTTGCCAATAGGGGCTTCTTTAAAATAGTCTTCTTCCCCTGTTTGCATATTTTGAGTATTTCCAAATAAGCCTGTTAATTGCATTGGTAAAGCCATTATGTTCCCCTTAAGAAAGAAGGCTAGTTAAGTCAGTTCCATTAATCAAAGAACCACTGTAACGGTCAAAAGCATCTTGAGATAAGCCGTAGCCATCTGTATCAATGGTATATTTATTAGAGCCAGCAGCAGTATTAGTTCCGCCTCCATTGCTACGCCCACTTGAACCACTACCAGAAGAATCCCTGTTAGGGTCATAGGCTAGGTCATTCATACGATTTCTGTAATAAGAGTCGTCTGTACCAAAGTCAAAAGGCTGAATACCGCCAGGAGCTACTACGCCTACGCCATTAGCAACAGCAGTCGGACCAGAATTATATCCAGCCATAGTAAACTGCTGCATAGAGTTTCTAGTCACTTCGGCTTGAGTCCGAATAGCATTCAGAAGAAGCTCTTGATTAGAAGTATCAGGGCGAGTCAGAGCTTCTAAAGTACTAGACAAACCTGCTTGAATTTGCCCATACTGAACAGCCTGTTGAGCACCTAGAGCACCTGAGCTTTCTGCGGCGCGAGTAGAAGCATCTTGAATAAGAAGAGCACGTAATGCGCTACCACTAGTTCCTGCAGATTCTGCTGCTCGAGTTAGGGCAGGTAAAGACTCTTCTAAAGCTAGACGTTGCTGACGATTAACTAAGTCTGCGGCATCTGCAAAAGCTTCATCTTTAGAATACTCACCACGAATACCTCTAGTGGTGTCAATCTCTTGCTTACGGTCTTTTAGCTGCTGCTTACGTTGAGCATCTCCGCCGTTTAAAAGACTTTTAATAAGAGCAGCTAACGCGTCTGTAGAAGACTGGTCAATAGAGTTATTAAAAAACCCAGTAGAGTTTGCTGCCCCTGTTACTTGAATTGGCTGTGCCATGATAATTTCCTTAAAATAAAATACTATCTGTTACCTACATAAGAGCCTCTGTACTCTAAATACTTAATATCAAAGTTACCTTTAAATACATAAGTATGCCAGCGAGCAGAAGAAGATGGGTACATTACATGCTGTAAAGAATTAGTATACGTTTCAGTCTTTGTTAAAAGAGAGTCTATCAAAGCCCCATTAAGAGAAGACTCAATAGTAATAGTGCCAGTGCTAGGACTTCTAAATGATACTTTAAATTCTTCTGCACTGGTAAAGCCTTCTCTTTCATACCCAATCTTACCATAGCGTAACATGGAGTCAATAGGGTTTTTGTCAAAGATTTTTACCTTACCGCTGGCAGTCAGAATACCTGCTTGCATACCAAAGGTTTCAAAGTCTACTAAATCAGTAGAAGTATTATTAATAGGAGAATAGTCTAGCAATAGCTTATAATCCTGTTTAACTTTACCCCACTTCTTAAGTTGCATATCGTATACTAACGCAGACTCTATCGTAGGATAGATTGGGCCAATCCCGCCTTTTTGTAATAAGAAAGAAGAACCTGGAAAGACTAAGTTAGGAATAGGAGGATATTCGTTGCCAGTAGAAGGCGCTTCATAATTTACTTCAATGGCAGGAATATTAATTAATTCTCCTTCTACGCTTTCGTAAACATACTCTTTTACTTTTAAAGTAGCTTCTTGGTAAGGAGAAAACCCGTCAACAGGCGAATCTCCTAGTACTACTACTAACTCTGCTTTACATTCTGTGCATAAGTGCTGAGGAGGAAAGCTATAGCTGTTGTTTAAATCAGAATCTCGGTAATCAGGGAATCTCATACCTAAGAATCTGCCAGTTACTTTACTAAACACTGCGGCTACGCCTGTACGATAGCGTCTGTATCTAACTACATTGCCTACAAATGAAATAGTATTTTGCCCCCAAGCAGAGGCAATTGCCCCTAAGTTACGAAGAGGGTAAGCGCCGTCTACTGGAGGATATGCTAAGTTCTCATATGGAAAAGAAGGATTAGGCTCGCCTCCAATGATTGTTAAGTCGCCTTCTAAGTCAGTAAAGATAAGCAACTTACTAATAGTCAAAGCCCCGTCTGTTTCATCTGCTTGTCTAGGGAAGTAAAAAACTTTTTGCTTGTCACTGAAAGCATTCAAGTAGTTAATCCATTCTGATACTTCTAAGTCCCTTGCTAGCCAAAGTTCATTTTGTTTACGATAGAATTCTGCTTCTATTGTAAGTTCTTCTACAGGAAAACGAGTTTCCCCTGGAATAATAGCTAGTTCACCTTTTAAATAAGGATAATTAGCAGGGTCAGATGCCCCTGTATCAATCTCAGAATTTAACACAAACGTAGTCTTATTAATAGTGTGCAAAGTACCTGTTGGTCTAGGTCCTGCAAATAAGGCTGCGTTAGTCGTAACTACGTTAGGATTAGAAAGAATTTCTTCTGCTCTAGAAGGTATAATAAATCTATCAGGCGTATAATAAGTATTTGGGAGAGAGGCTACTATTACATCATCAATAGGAGGAACGCCTTGAGGAATAGGGCGTACAATCTCTTGGTCTACATAAGCAGCTTCTAGGATAGTAGTAATCTTAGAATTAGGAAGTCTTACTGATAAGCCTTCTTGCAAAATGTAAGAGTCTATTGCCTCAGCCTGTCCTTCCCCTACTCCATTCAAATAGTCATTAATAAACTTATACTCTTGGTCAGCTCCTTGCCCTGTAGTAAAGGACACTAATCCATTAGTATAATTACCATCTAGTACTTCTAAAAACAAGTATCTGCCTGCAATAATTTTTAAATAGACAGGCTCTTTACTGTCTTTAAGGAAGTCTGTTACTTCAGGAATAATTACTTGCCCATTGCCATTAGTTATTTGGTACAAACCAATTGGGGTATAGGCAAATTGAATAGTATCAGAAGCACCTGCACAGCATTCTCTGCGAAAAGAAATACCCGCATTCTTAATAATTACTCGTGGAGCAAAGCCTAATGTAGCAGAAACATTTCGTTCAATGTAAATAATGCTCTTTGTAGAGTAGATTATAAAGCCGTCCCCACTAGATAGAATGTTAATAATTCTGCCTGTGACTTCTTGGAAGGTAGAAATTCCTGCTAATGTTTTAACTGCTGGCTTAAAGTCTGTAAAATCATCAATATTAGATGTAGCAATAGCATTTGCAGAGTCCCAGAAGCCTAAGCGTGAGCCTGCTTTAAATAAGCCCATTTGCCCTTCCATGTTAATAAAGGTAGGAACTACAGGCTGAAAGTGGTCTGGTAGTAAGCTGTATGTAACTGGGGCAGTACGAACAAAGTCTTCATCTAAAATATCTGCGTATAAAATAAAATTCTTTCTAAATTCAAAAGAATCATTTAAACGCTCAGGGTTAGCAGTAAAAGGCATAATGTTATCAATTACATACTTAATAACTTCTGTTTCACCAAATGGCTGGAAGTCTACATAAATTCTGTATTTATAGGTGTCATCTATTGCAGGAAAGAAGTACGTAAAAGCACTAATGGCACTGAATTCTGTTATGTTAGCCGCAGAGAAAATAGCGGTAGCTGGGCTAATATCTCCATTAGGTGCAATAGTTGCATAGCCTATGCCATACAAGCCAGGAGGAAATACGTCTAAAGAGTCTACAGGAAACGCAGGCTGTTGAGTTAATCCGCCTTCTGCTAATACATCTACGTTTGTGTTTACTCTAGTAATGCCTAATTCTGAGAACTTGTAATACTGAGCGCCTGCTTGTCTGTAGCAGTAAAGAGTATTCTGAATAATACAGTGCGACCACTCTAGCTTAGTGCCTGTAGCAGGAAGAGGCAATTCAATTTGCTGTTCCCAGTCACCTTCTTCTGTGGCAGATTTAGTCCAAATACCTGTATCACATAAGGCGATAAGGATATTCTCAAAGCGCCCAGTCTGAATCATAAAGATATCATCTGCGTTAGCAGGAAGATTTTCAATAGCTAGCTCAGTATTTAAGCCAAAAAAGCTTCTGTAGCCATAAGAAGTAGGCATAAAATTATATCCTTCGTAAGGAAGGACAGATGGGTTTTCCCCTACTTCGCTTTCAGATACTGCTCTGCTACTGATTAAATAATTCTCAGGAAAAGAATTTGGGTCAATAGGAACATAGGATAAAGTAGTAGGAATTTTCTTTGTAGTCTGTTTGCCCATGATAGTTCCTATTGATTAGTATAAGTTAAATCGGTAGATAGACCTGCCCAGCGCTCAATGACTTGAATAACTAGACTGCCTGACTTAGATAAGCCTCGAACAGAAAAAGTTTCTGATAAAAGCGAAGAAGTAATTGCATGCCCTTTAGGACAGAAAAGACAATTAGGCTTAAACTCGCCGCTTACAATAGCAGTAGCTTCCGCTTCAAATACTACGTAGCATTCTTCAGAAGCATAGAAAATAGCAACTTCTGCCGAGGCTGGAAGAACGTACTCAGTCAAAGAGCCTACTAAAAAGTCTGCAATTAAAACCCCATTAGGTCTTAGCACATCTAATGGGATAGGAACGCCTTCTGGGCTAGATAGGATATAATTATCCTGTGGGACATTAGGGTCAAGTGCCATTATTTGCTCCCTTGGAATTCTTTTAATCGTTTATTATAGTAAGTATGTCCGCCAATGCGTACGCCTTTGTACATAGCCCAAGCTAAGGCATGGGAAATATCAGAAGCTCGTAATGCATAGTAGAATAACTTATCACAAGTTTCTTGGTCAAACATAAGAGTTGTGTAAAGCCAGTCGTGTAATACGGCAGCCTTATGACCTCGCCCGCCCACTAGCCAGTAGATAACTGGAACACGTGGAACAGAAGCTAAGTCTGTGTGAAAGCCTTCTGGCACTACTACTTCTTCTGCATAGATAGAAACATAAAAGTCTTCTTTTAACTCAAAAGCATTGTCTTTTACTACTTTTAATATTAAGTCTGTTATAAACTTAATAGGATTTTCTGCTGATAAAGTCATTTACTTAACTCCATTATGTTCTAAAGAGTAGTGGTTGCCATCATTAAATCTGCCGCCCCAAGTGCCGCCCATGCTTTCCCACTTCTCTCCAATAGGCTTATGGTCTTCTGTGGTTTGGAGAAACTTGCCATTTTTAAATAAGTTCAAATCACGTGCAAGTCTGTTTTTATGGGCCGATTTGCCTTCACTGTATGAACCTTTAACTCCTTGTGCGCCATGCACTCTAGGGTCACGGAAAGAGTCGCCTTCTGTCATTTCATAGCCTTGAGCATACGCCCAGATTATAAGATGCGAAATCATGATAGTAAAGCGACTTTGTTTTTGTCTGAGAGATTCTTTCATTTTATTAAAGCCTTTTAGATATAAGGGTAATCTTCTAACACTTCTGTACGAGTATATACTTCTAAAGACTCAAAGTAAATTGTTTTTGCCGCTGAGGTAGCTACGGTTGAGTGCTTTGCCCCTGCTATCCAGTCTGAAGCAGTTTCTGGTACTTGAGATACAGGATAGATTTGTTCAAAGTACTCTGTTTTATATGGAGAAACTCGGGCAGAGCCTACTTCTTGAATAGCTTCTACGGCTACGGAAACTCTTATTCTAAAGTCTTTTAAAGGCTCAATGATAACTTCTACTGTGCGGTCTACATTATTAGCAGAAACAGTAGTATCAGCAGGGTAAGGAATTCCAGTGTCTACGTGGAAGTTTGCGCCATTTAGTCTGTTTACAATATGAATAGTACCTGGGTTTAAGCCCCCTGCTGAAGTACCTTCTACTGCAATTCCAAGGCAGTTTGCATATTCTGCATTAGAGATAGCAGCATTGGTAAAAGCAGTCTCTCCTCTTTTAAGACCTGCGAATACTCGATAGTTTGTAGAAGCAATTCCTGGTAAAGCAAAGCGAATAATTACAGGCTCTTTATTTGCCCAGCAAGCTACAGAAGTTCTAAAAGCAGCTACTGCGGTGGTAGAGGCAGTGCCTACTACATAAGAAACTCCTTTCTTTCTGTCATTTATCCCTACATCTGCTTTTGCTGTAATAGTTCCTTGCCCCGTAATTACTCCTGCTACCGTAAAAAGAGTAGTTACTTTTTTCATGGCATACACACCAAAAAGAATATCTCGAAGACTTCTTTGTAAATCAAATCGTTTTATTTTAGCCTCACCTATCTTAGCAACAGTAGTCCCTGTTACCTGCTTATTCACTATTACATTACTATAGCAAGTTACTCTATTACCTGCTTGGTCAAGAAATAAGTTTGTATAAGGAAAAAAGTCGCCATTCGTATATCCGTAAGAAGCGGGGGCATAGATAGTAGCATCAGTGGAAGCAAACGAACTAATATCAGGATTAATTTCTTCTAGTTTATCATTGCGCACCGCTAGAATTCTTTTGCTTGTAGTAGAATACACAATGGCATTATTATTACCTGCTGTAACTGCCCCATTCTGAGCAATAGGTAATTCTAATAGACGTTGGAAAGATACGACTTTTTGCATGGTAAGACTCCTTTTAAATAGCCAAAAGCCCCAATAAAGGGGCTATAAGAAAAGACTTTTAGTATTAATTAAGGAATATTTTGCCCAATTACAGTCACACGATAGAAGTTTGCAGCTGGGGCAGTAGCAAACTTCACTGTAATAGTATCATCTGTAGTTAATTCTACTTCAGCCATCACAATACTAAATGGGGCAGCTGCCTCTGCTACAGTAACAGCTACTTGTTTATTGTTTAGGCTATGCGTTACAACAATAGAAGTGGCTGCGGCATCGCCTATTAATACTGAGTAAGTAGCTGCCCCTCCGCCTCCGCCAGCCGCGGCAATCAAATTTGCTACTTGGTCAAGACTGACTGCTTCATCAGGGTCTGTTGCTACTGGCAAGCCTGTTAGTCTGGCACCACCTACTAATTCTACATCACTTACAATTTTTTGAGCCATTTTACTTTCCTTTAATTAAAAAGTCTTACGTTAATATAACAGTGCCTACTGCAGAGCTAGCTAGTCTTACTTCTAAGACATCCAAGCTAGTATAGGATATCTCAGCTAATACTTCTTCTCCTGCAATAAATACTTTTACAGCAGGAAGGTAATGTAAGTTATGAGTAATTTCCCATACAGCAGAAGCTACTACAATTTCAAATTCAATGTTTAAGTCTTTTATTTCAAAGCCTTCTCCATCAGCTACTGTTTTGCTAATAATTCTTCCTACTGAAGAGCCTGTTGGACCAAACATAGCACTAAGGTTAGACAGATTCTCATTTAGAGGCTGCTTAAGTTCTATTTGAGCTAGTAGAAAGTCTATGTTTGCATCAATTAGTTCATGCGTCAGAGTTCCAATGTCAGTTAAATCTAAATGGCTAGTAATGGGCGGAGTAGTATCAATAGCAACTAACTCATACCCAGTAGCCCCTACGTTAACCGCTAAGACTTTTCCTCCTTGCCCTACTAATGACAAGTCTGCAATAGCCTGTAAGACAGAAGGAAGCTCATAAGGGTCTCCTCCTCCAACTAATGCCCATGAAGGGGGGTCTGCTACGTTAAGCACATACAAATTTCCAGTGTCTAGTGTTTTAGCGACTTTGCCTTCATCTTCGCCTTCTACTACAACTACTCCTGCTAATGCTGCAAAGTTAGCTACATTAAAAGCCACAATGCCATGCATATCAGCAGGTAACATATTCTTATGTAGCATGTTATTCTACCTCTCTCAAAGGATTAGCTAATGCCATAACAATATCTCCCCCAATGGTAAAGACTAGCTCACCTGGAGGAGCTATTACAGGCTCATAAATTCCGCTACTAGGAGTAGAAGCTTCTTCCTCAGAATTAGTAATCTTTACAAAAGCATTATTCCTAGTAGCAGTCATTATCCTTTCTCCCTTGATACGGCATCTTTGAACTCAAGTAAAGCTACCCTGTTTTGAATAGTAGTTATCTCTACCCGAAGTTCTTTGTCAATATTCTGCATGCACTTAGATATTTCATCTAGTCTGTCATGCACCCGAGTTCCTATCCAACCTAGAAGGACAATCAAAACAGCTACTAAGCCTGCAATGATTTCTAACAAGGTCGCTAGGACTGTTGCATTGGAAAAAAGCATTTCCATAGTTATCCTAGGTTTATACCGTACTTAAAGTCACGTTGAGCAGAGATAAACGCAAGGGCAAATAACTGTTCTTGCTTTGCGGTTTCAGTAGTATTCCCTACTTCAGAAAATACTAAAGCTGCTGCTTTGTGTAACACCATATACGGAGAGTCTTCAAGAAGCCAGTACTGAGGAGAAGATGCAGTCATTACTGGCGCATTGCGGAAATAGCCTACAATAAGACCTGGGCTAGGAGCTTTTAATTTAAGCTGCAAAGAATCCCCTGTAATGTAAAAAACGTCTAGCTTCTCTACATTATCTTGAAACACAAAGTCTGCGCCTTTATGGCAAAGATAAGAGTTTCGGTTATTTGGTCTAATGTAAGTAAACTTCCTAAAGCGAGGAAAAGTACCTAATGGAATAGAATGAATAGTAGCAGAAGGGTCTAAGGTTAAAGTAGCAAAGTCCACGGCTACCTCATCAGTATCGCGAGCAAAGTTGCCTTCTGTTGCAATAAAAGACAAAGCTGCATTAATTGCCCTATTAATAGATTGCACCTTGTCAGGGCGCTTAGTCATATCTACTACTTCTGCTACTGCTTCTGTGAATGTCATTACTATCCCCTTAGGATTAAACTACTTTTTCTGCTTTGCCTGCTGCCGCAAAATATTCTAACTGGTCAATTGCTTCAGCTGGTAAGCCTTCTACTTCGTAATAACCAAAGCGGTTAGGGTAGTAGCGTTTTCCATGCGACATGGTTAATGAGTGCAGACGAATGTTTTTATAATCGCCTGCTTTTGGCTCATACGGGGCAGTGATAGAATCCATTTGCGCCATAATTGCATCTAAGCTCTGAGAATTGCCTAAGCCCGTAGAAATAGGTGCAACGCCTGGGTTAGCACCAAAGCTTTTGCTAGCGCCTAAGACTTTTTCAGTGAAGCCAGTTTCTGCGTCTTGTAAGGCAGCTGGTTGTTCTAAGGCAGCTTGAGCTTCTAATGTCTTTGCAAGGGCTTCTGCATTAACAAGAGAAGTATCTAATTCAGGGGCATTTTCTTTTAATCCTTCTTCTGGTTTTACTTCTGATTCTGCTGAGGCTGCTTTTGCAGCTAATACGTCTTTTAGTGACATGGTAGTTCCTTTGTGAGTATTTGAATAAATTAAAACCCCTACCATAGGGGCTAAGCGAGGAGTGGCGCTATCTATGGTAGGGGAAACCTTCTAACCTAAGTCAGAAGTTTTTTAAGCGGCAGCTGTTAAACCTTCAATCAAAGCACAGCCATAAGGGTTTACTAACTCTACAGCACATTCTGTTGTAAGTGAGCCACCTACACCATCAATGCCGCCTTCAAGAATTTTGCCGTTAGTGCCGTATTCTTCTGGCTTAGTATCACGACCATCCATGTAGGCTAATTTCAATGCCATAGGGTCTAACACAAGAGCCATGCCTTGACGACCTAAGCCGTTAAGCATAGGGTGCTCTTTCATGTGAATAGTACCTTTGTAGAATGTCATGGTTTGGAATTTCATACCGAAATTAGTTTCAGTCTGTACGATATTCACTTCACCATAGAGGCGACCAATGTTATGCAACACACGGATAGCCTGTGAGTCACCTAAAAGAATACGCTCATTAGGATTACCAGCATCAGTAGAGTAAGTGAACGCTGGCTCTAACATTGAAACCATTTGGTCGTATGTAGTAGTCGCACCTGCTTGGTTAGTATTTGCAGGAGCATACTGTTCCATGGCATCAATTACGCCTTGCGTAGAGTGGATAATCTGACCACCAGAAGTGTCCATCTTAGCCTGACCCCAAATGATAGCAGTTTCAATGTTCATTGCGTGAAACATGCCACATTCTTTTTTGTCTTCTGCTACGTTAGAGTAGCCCATTTCAGCCATAGAAGCACGAGCAGTATCAGTTAAGCCCCAAGCGTCACGGAAAATTTGAGTGAAGTTTGGAATGTAAGTAGTCTGCAAACGACGAGCAGTAGGACGAGTAGAGCCTTCTTCAAAAGCAGTACCAACTTGGAACAAGTCGTCGCCGATGTTCATAGCAGCCGCTGCGACACGACCAAAGCCACGCACTACGGTAATGTTTGTAGCGTCTACTACTGCTGATACACGAACGTTTTCACGTGTGCGCTCGTTATGTAGTACAACGCCTGCTACCATACCTGCAGTAGAAGGCACTACAATGTTAGTAGCTACGTTAGTTACAGCAGCAGCTAAAGTCTGCATTACAAAGGTCATTGTTTTTGAGAAGTAGCCATGAGTAGCAGACTTCGCACGTGAGCGACCTACCATAGAGCTAATACCAAACAAAGGAGCAGAGCCATCAGGGAATAAACGAGTAATGTTAGCAGCAAAGCTACGTGCGTTTAATTCTGTTGGGTTAAGGGTAGTATTAAAAATACCAGTTGTTAAAGCCATGATTATTTCCTTCAAAATTGTAAAACAGGTTTAACGCAGACTAATTAAAATAAGAAGTCCAATCTACTTCACCAGACTTTTCTTTATCTTTCTTAGCTGCATCTTCGGCAGAAGTGCCATTAATTGCATTAGCCATTTCAACAACGTATTCTTTTGCCATACGGGCAATATCAGCAGGAGCTGCGTCTGGATTAGCCTTAGCTAAGCGTTGCGCTACTTCTGTTAGTTGTTGTTTGACTACTGGGTGGTTAAAATTAGCTGTAGTGCTAAGTTCTTGTTGCGTTAGTTGCGAGTTTACCTTAGAAGCAAAGCCTTTTTCATCAAAGGATAAACGTTGGTTAATAAACTGGTCTGATAGCTTAGACCCATGGTCTAAGGCAGACTGGTAGGAGCTACGGCTAGCATGTTGAATTACTTCAAGGAAAGAAGCCGCATCACCTGTCATTGCTTTTTGTAGAAGTTCTTGGTCAAGCCCCTGTAAGAAGTCCATAGACTTTGCAGTAGCTTCTAATTTGTCTTTAGGTAAGTCAAATTTTGGTACAGTGTTCTGTTCACCGTTATCAGTATTCTGAAACATTGAGGTGAAAGCGTCAAGTGGATTTTTAGCTTCGTTAGGATTTCCGTGTTCGCCTTTATCCATAATACCACTGTTAGTCTGTTGTTGATTGCCATTCTGTTGCTGTTGGTTTTGTTGCTGATTACCTTGTTGGTTGCCTTGTTGTTGCTGATTCTGCTGTTGTTGATTAGTATTTTGTTGCTGTTGATTTTTGTTACCAAAAAGATTAGGGAATGCCATGATACTACTCCTATTGAATGGATAAAATTACACTTGGGTTGGTTGTGGGGGATAGGCTACTTCTAGCATCTCGGAAATGATTGCTACGCCTCCCTGTGAAAAAGAAGCCCTTAATTGGAAATCTACTGCAGTGGGGAATTCCATTGCTCTAGCATTTACCAAATCAAAGGCCGTCTGCTCTGCTACAGCTTTTAAGTACTTGACTAAGACTGGGGTTCTTAATACTTGTACTAATTCAAGTTCTTCTGCTTCATTTAAAACTACTGCTTTAAATAATTCCATGTTACTCTCCTATTTTACTTCTACTAAATTCTACTGGTTAAGCAAAGGCGCTACGGGTGCGGTAGACTGGGTTGCTGGTTGAACTACTTGTCCTTGCGCTGGTTGTGGCAAATATAAGTCTAAGTTCTTAACTCCGCCTAGACTCATCATATGCGAGAACATGTTACCTAGTCCTTGCCCAAACTGCTGTTGCAAGATAGGAGAATTCATTATCATGTTCATGCCTGCTGTAAGCATATCAGTTGAAGCAAGAGTAGACTTAGGTGAGTAACCATCAGCGAGTTTAAAAGCTAAGACTTCTTTACGTAAAGCGTCTATATCAATATCAACTACTTCGCCTGTGCGCTGAGATACTACCTTAGCATTCTCCCCAAACTGGAAAATATTTAAAGCTAAGATTTGTTTTAATGGCGTAAAGACTTGGCATTGTAGAATCAAAGCTGGTAGTCTTAGTCTTGAATCAGACCCGCCAATAGTATCTTCCCACTCACGCACAGACTTATTACCTTTCTGGAACTGTCCTTGTTGCGGTCCGTTGATACCAGAGAGTTCTTGGCTAAAGCCTACTATTACACGCGCATCAGACAATGTTGTTTCAGTGCCGCGCATATCAAAGGGAATTTGTTTATACGCATTATCAAAGCCTAATGTAGACAAAGCCTTAAAGCGGACTGGAATTTTAGCAGAAGCCACTTTGCTATTAGCATGGTCTGGGTTAATTAAGTCTGGGTTATATAAAGCTCTGTCGCTTACTGCGCGTCTAGCTGCTGAGAAACGAATGTTAAATAAAGTAGAAGCTGCGTCTTGAAATGGAATAGCCCCTTCTGCTAAAGACTGAGTCTGATAGCCTAAACCATCTTCTAAAGGTTGCCCCATTAGGATAGGAAGAAGGTCATAAGCAGAGATTAGTCTTTCTGCCTGCACTACTACTTCGCCATTGACTACTACAAACTTCCAAATCTGTGGAGTATTAGGAGAAGGAGCTTTAATGTCCATATCATCAGGAAGAATACGAGCATATACAGTAATTTTTTCATACGAAGAGCCATCATAAAGGTTAGTCTTTTTCTTTTTACCCACTGCGTTAGGCTCAAAGTACGTTGACCAGTCTGTATCACCTTTGGCTACTGTTCGTGTTACATATTCTGATACAGTAGGGTGGTCACGGAAGTTGCCTGAATAGTTATTAGATACTGTGCCAGTAGAAGCTGTATCACGACGAAGGTTTAATGCTTCTTTTACGTTCATTGATTTCTTTTCGTTAGAAAGTCTGTTCAAGAAGCGTTTCATCTTTTGCTTAGTAACAATTTCAATGTAGCCCGCATAGTCGCCTTCAGTAGCTACGTCGCCTGGATTTACAGAAGTATCCCATAAAAGATTATAAGGGTCTAGGCGTTTTAGCTTATTAAGATAGTTTAGCTTCTTATCTACTTTACGACCTTTAGCTACATCTTGAAAGTCTGACTCTACTGAGAATTGGTCAATTGAAGACCATTCTACTTCTAAGCCAGAGAAGTTATACTTTAATCCATCTCGTAAGAACATACTAAGCTGGCGCACATAGCCGCCTAATTGAGCATGGTCGTCTAAAAGGACTTCTAGTTTTTCACCAGTAGATACTTTGTTAGGAGGAGATACTACAGGGAACAAAGGAGTACCACTTAAGAAAATATCACTTAAGTAAGCAGTCATAGTATCCACTTGAGATACTACAATAGGAGGAATTATGTTGTCTGAATCAAATACGTTACCACAGCCTACGTCTTTATCACGAGAATTATCTCTTCCAGAAACGTCTAAGCCTTGCGGGAGAACAGAAGTCTCTTTATATCGAGCATAGGCAATGTCGATATTCTCCATCTTAGTGTAAATTTCTTGAAACTTCTGGCGCTTTTCTAGAATTCCCTTAACGAGACTAATGATATTCTTCTGAGCTTTGTCGTTTACGATAATGGTATCAGCCATGATTCTTCCTTAGAAAGGGGCATTGTCAGCCACTACGCCAACGTTGCCGTGAGATTGAACTACGTTTAAATTATTTCCTATCATGTGCCAGTATTCCGTACGCATGTCTAGTCCGTATGCTTGAGCGTCTAAGATATCATCTCGATTATCCTTTGCGCCAAGTTTGTAAGCCATAGCCTGAAAGGTGAATAAGGCTCTTTCTTCTGGATTGTGATGAGAGTAGTTTCCTTCATATAATTCCTGAACAAAGGCACGAATTCTAGACTCTTTACTTCTTCCATGCGGCTTTAATTCTACTACTTGTATGCCAGTTATCTCTAGTGCAGTAAGATAGTGCTGTAGCCAGAATTGTAAAGACTGCTGGTAGCCTACAGTTTCTACTCCAATTACTGTTGCGCCTAATTCAATAGCCATAGCAATGGCGGTTTTAACAGTCTGCTCTGGTGTAAACTTGCCTGCTGCTGTCTTTAAGACTACGCCTTTGTTATCATGAATACCATGCCCTACTACTACGTTATCATCAGAGGTTTTTCTGTAACCCGCAGGGTCAATTGTAATAAATACGCCATCAAAGGTATTAGGATTAAGCTCAGGAATAGGTAATGGTATAGGAAGAAGGCTAGTGCCTACACTTCTAGGGTCATTCATGACCTCTGCGTACCATTCGTCTGCTAAGCCTAGGCTCTCATCATGGAAAAAAGACTCCATAAGAGATTCTAAAGAGTGAATTTCTTTCCATAAAGGCTCGCCGTTCTCAAGAATTGCGCCAGTAATAAGACTAATCCAATAAGGAGAGTCTTGCAATTGTTTTAAAATGCACTTATCCGAATACATATTCCCAATATAGAGGACTAAGCGGTTGCCTTTTGTTTCAATAGACTTTAAAAGGGTAGCACCAAACCAAGAAAGCAGAGAAGTTCTTTCAGTAGGACTTTTGTCATTCTCTTTAGTCTGCATGTCATCGCAAAGAATTACTTCAGGGCGTACATTGTCCTTATTATTACCACGAACAGCAGTCATTGCGCCTCTAGCCTGCAGCATGACGATTACGCCGTTATAAACACAAGTCTTTGACTCTTTATTATCTACACTTAGGTTATTCTTCCATGAGCCATAGACGGCTTCCATGTTAGGAGAACCCATTATGTTACTTAAGTCATCTATTAGGTTTTCCGCATTAGGCTGGGTTGAGCAGACTACCATGTAAGAACGCGCTTGTTTATAAGCAATCATCCAAGCAAGGATAACTTTAATAAAGGTAGTCTTTGCATGCCCCCGTGGTAAGCCTAAAGCAAAGCGAAGAATAGCCCCCTGAGCAATGCCGCCTCTTTTAATGATAATTTGGAAGCACATTAAATAGAAGTACGGCAATGCAGAAAGCATTACACTTGGAAGTGCCAGAGCAGCAAAGAAGTTAATGTCTACAAAGCCTCTTTCATACGCAGAAGATACTTCCGCAGAGATAGTTAGTAGCTCTGGACCTTCTTTTATCTCTTCTAAGATAGCTTGAGAGCCAGAAGTTTGTAACTCAGCCATTTTTTATGCTAGCTTTGGCAAATTTAAAAGACTTTTACTAGGAACTACTAAGCTTTTTAAGGCAATAGCAGCACTTAGTGCATTCTTTTTAGCCATTTGTACTTGTATTTCTTTAGTTTGAGCGATTGTCATAGTAGTTCCTTCCATATTCTTTTAAGTTAATAAGAATTTTGTGTTAATTAAGCGTCTTGAGCTTCCAAAACCTTCTTGTCGAATAGACTTTTAACAGCCCCCGAAGGCATTGGACTCATTGGTTTGTTTTCAATAGTAGTAATTTCAGAAGCAGAATTCACTGTATACTCAGGAATAGCATGAGCAGGAATATTAAGTGTTACTCTGATTTCTGTTAAGCCTGCGGCAGAAGGATTATAGCCTGCTTTACGATTAGCAATCTTGTCTTGACGTGAGCCGACTACTTCTAAGGTTCGTGTAGCCTCTCGTATATCACTTCCTGGAAGTAGGGCTTCTATTCGTTGTAGAATTTTATGCTCCAAACTTAAGTGTTTATTAGAAATAATTTCTTCTTCATTTGCAGCTTCCATGTAAGGCTTAGCAGCTTCAGCTACTTCTTTCATGAACTCTTCATTCTTAAGCAAAGAGTTTAAATAAGCAGGCTGGCAGCCTACTACACTCAGAACTTGCTGAGGAGTCATGCCTTGTGCTAGGAATTCTTTTATTCTTGCATTGCTCATTTTAAATTCTCCTTACGACTTCTGTTGCCCCTTACTATGTTCTTAATATACGCTAGGAAAAGAAGAAAATCAAGAAAAATTTTTAGAATTTTTATGGGCGAATAAGAAGACTATCTTAGAAACAGAAGTATAGTAAGAAATTTGGTTTTTGGTAGAAAATTAGTTGAGAGGGATTATTGATTCAGGCGTAGTAAAAACTAAAAAAGGTCTCCACTAGGGGGTATCTTAGGGTTTCTTTTGTGAAACAAAAGCAGGGTTTAAAGAAGTAGTTAAGCATACGTAGTATTCATTGTTAGAACGTTTTTAAATAAAGAGTTCCTTTTAAGGGTTTAGTCTTTTTCCTTAGAATAAGGAAAAAGAAAAATTTTTTGCACTATTATGGTGCATAGTCTTTTCTATTGTTAGTCTGTGGGTTTTAGTAGAATGAATAGGCAAAATAAAAGCCCTTAAAAATACTAAGGGCTTTTATTCTTTTACGGCTGGCTACTGCTAACTATTAAAAGTCATCTGCTGTCGTAGTATCTTCGCAGATTTCAGCCAATACAGTTAAATAGTTCTCGTAACGTGTAGCCTGTTCCGCGCTTAGTGTGTCGCTAAAGTCTGAAACATAAGATAGCATTTTCGCTTTGACTTCTGCCGCTTGAGTGCCTAGTGCATCTTTTGAGCTAAACAAGGCTAAAAGTTGCTCTTGTGTTTTAGGCGTTTTACCTAGCGTTTTAACCCACGCACCAAATAAGGCTTTTACTTCGCGCAAGATTGCTAATCCCTCGCCTGTGTTAGTGCTTTCGGCTGTTAAGTCTGCCCAGTCTTTCGCCACTGTAGATTGGCTAGACTTGAATTCTAGGCTTTGCGGTTTTAGTTTGTTGCGTGTTTGGTTCTTTACTTGATTAAAGATGGTAGCCTGTAACCAATTATGAACAATATTCTTGTAAACTGGTAGACCGTCGTCGGTTTTGACTTCTGTTTTGTCTGCGTTAAGTTCACGTTCCAAGCCTGTTAAACCCTCTAGGGCTTCTAGCGTTGGGACATAGATTTCAACATTGCCAATGGCTTCGCGTTTTTTAGTCTTATCATTAGTCTTTGATACTTCCATTTGATAAGCGATAAAACCCACGGCTAAACCTGCTACTACTGCGCTTTTAACTTGTTCCATTTTTAACACTCCTAAAATTTGCCCTTGCTTGGTAACGGTGCAAAGGCTTAACCGCTTAAAACTCTGTTTAACTAATATGTGTTTAGTATATCAAATTAAAATAAGAATGTATACATATTAAAATATTAGTCTGTTTGGATAATAACTTCTATTCCACCTTGTTCTAAAATTGCACTAATATTAAAAACTCTATCCCTAGCCTCTTCGCTAGTGGCTTTCTTTCTCCATTGCAAAAGACAATCATTAGTATAGTCTATTTCTTGTTGCTTATTGTCATTAATGAAAGGCTGATTATTTTGTGCTTGTATTGCTTTAATAAAATACTCTTTAGCCTTTTTTGGGCTGGTAGGCTTTCCGTCAATATATAGTAAGACCATGATTATTCCTTTATATGTATATAAGTATAAGAATTAAACTACTGTTAAACCGCTTGCTAATACTATGCGCGCTATGTTTAACGGCACATTCTGTTTTTGTAACATTCTAGCTACTGCATAAGTTCCGCATTTTCTTTGTAAGGCTTTAAGTTCTTTATATGAATAAGGCATTTTGTAAACTCCAATTAAGGTTAAAAGTCTGTTCGGTTAAATTCGTTTAGTGCATGAATAGAATATTAATTGAATACAAAAGACTGTGCAAGCTATAAATGCAAATAAATTCTATTTATATGTAAATTCTTTTCTTTTGTTGTATTTAAGCAACATTCTAGGTAACGAGAAAAGACTATTTTTAAAAAGAATTCTATGCACTAGTTTGGTGCATTTTGAAAGTCTTTTTATTTTGGAAATTCTTTTTTATTATTCCATAAGTAATACAAAGACAGACCTATTTTCCTTGCATTCTTTCTTATATACGTAGAAATTCTATATATGACTAACAGACTATTCTTTTTAGTAGAAATTCCAAAACTCTCCGCTTTCCCCGCTTTCCCCAAATTCCATGTTTAGGGGGGTAGAACCTGAAAACCGATAAACTATATGACAAATGTGAATAGACTATCCTGCTACGCAGACTGATTAGCTAGGTAGGAAGTATTTAAGGAGTAAAGAATTTTTAAGGTAGAAAGAAGTTTACGTAATATTAAAATAAATTAAAAATTTTGTTCTATATGAAAAACTGGGTACACTACATGAAACTACTTCCTTTTAACATCAGACTATAATACAAGAACAGACTACTAGATTATTCCTTATTATATACATGGTTTTAAACTCTCACCCCCCTATTAGCGGAATTTTGAGATTTTCAGGCGTTTTGAGATTTTTTAGCATTTTTGCATTCTAGCTATTGCGTTTTGTGTTAAATTCCTGTAAGCTATAGGAATGTAATAATATTAATATTCTATTCTATGGTTTATAGTCTTTCTTTAGAATAGTAGTTTGAATGTAAAAGACTATAATTAAATCAACTTTTTACAAAGGTGTATATTATGTTACTTAATGCTAAGAATTTATTTTTGGGAATAGACTCCACGATGAAGTCAGAATTCTCTCTTACTTGCCCCAAGACTGGAATTGTTCTTCTAGTACAAACGAATTCTTCTTCCTTAGATTCTGTTTTAAAGTTTGAGTCTGAGTATGCTTCTTTTCAATGGTGTATTGGTTTGGGAAAGAAAGAATTGGACTCTTTGAATAAGAATACCTTGAGTGGTATTTTACTAACAGTGTATAAGAATTTTGACTTAATTCTAAGTAAAGACCCTATTGAAGTACAGAATTCTTTATTAAGTAGTGCTTCTGCGGATACATTGAAGTCTTTAATCTTAATCGGCTTAGGCTTCACTGAAAAGAAAGCAAAGAAAATTCCTTCTATTAATATTTCTTTTGATAGCCAAAAGACTGTTAAGAGCGCAGAAGAAATGCTTATGGAAGAATATAAGCGTATTAAAGAAATTCTTTTAACAATGAATGCCAATAGGAATGTTGAAAAGTATTCTTATGATGAGAATTCTGACGAAGAGTATGAGAAAGTTTATTCTGTTATTGTTAAGAGCAAAGCCTCTAAGAATGCAATTGCTAAGAATGAAATTCAAGAAGCAAAGTCTTTAGCTGTTAAAAGTATTTCTTTCTTAAAGACTGCTTTAATAGATGGGGGATATGAAAAACTCTTTCAGAAGTATTCTTCTATCTTAATCGCAAAGACTGCCTATACAATTGACGCAGAGCTTAGAGAGAAACTAATTCTACGCCTAACTCAAGCTAACATGGAAATAGGCGAAGCCTTTACAAAAGAATTCGGACATTGCATTCGTTATCTACAAAAAACTAATTCTCTAGTAGGTTCTTCTTCTTTTGTAAATTCAATTGATACACTAAGCCATTCTATGCTAGAAGAAGATATTAAAGAACACAAGGTAGAAACCTTTAGAGAGAAATTAGCCCGTAAAGCAAAAGAACGCGCAGAGAGAGCTTTGCAAGTAGAAAAGAATAACCTTGAAGGCGATATTTTCTTAACTCAATCTACATTCACAAAAGAAGACTAATCATGAAAAAAGCTACTGATAATGCATTATTACAATTAAAGAATACTCTTAAAACTAATTCTTACTATTCAAACACAAAGCATATCTTATATGCAGTAGACTTCTCAATTTTCCACACTGGCAAAGTTAAAAAGTCTTTCATTAAGTCTGGCTTTATCCGTTCTATGCTAATGACTAATAAAACTCTTCTTGAGTATAGTACATTAGTTTATTGCAATCAGCCTTTTGTTTTACACGTAGAATTATCCTTTCAAAGCAGAATTAAAACAAAAGTCTTAAAAGGTGACGCTACTTTAAACAATTGTATTCTATCCTTTCAAATCCATACTGATGGTAAACAGATTGTTGTAGTAAAAGAAGATAACCAGCCAATTAAAACGGCAGAGAAAAAGAAGGCTAAGAAGCAAAGACTCCACGGTAGCATAATCCCTTTCTCTCCTACAGATTCTTCTATTAATCAAACTTCGTTGCAAGGCAATAGACCTGATTGGGTAATAGTAGATGAATATATGAAAGAAGAAGAATTAAAGGATAGAAAAATACAAAAGGATTCTATTCATTTTATGGCTTCTGAAAGACTTAAAGACCAAATTAAGCAATTCCATCACGCTAGTAACTACGGAATGTCTAAAGAAGACTTCATAGCTTTAAGAGAAGGCTCATTTGACGTAGAATTCCCAAATAAAGAAGTAGGAGAAGAAAAATGAGTCCATTTAAACAAAGAATTAATGACAACCTCTTTTCATTGCGAAGAGTACGAGGCGAAAGCCTTGCCATGCTAGAGAATTTAACTAAGCATTCTATCTACTTGTATGGGCTAGAACAGACTATTATCATGCTAAACAAAGTAGCTGGATATTCTTTAACTGGTAAAGTAGAAAACTTATTAGCACCAGCAGTCCAAGCCTTAGACGTAAGTGGCGAACTAAGAAAGAATATGAGTATGGAAGACTTGCTTCTTTTGCAGTCTAAACCAGGCTACATTTACGTTACTATGGCGGCTATCAGAATTCTTGAAGACTTAGCCCCTAAATTAGAATAATACTGGAGAATATAATGAGCTTATTAGGACAAGACTTTTCTTCCCATTCTTTAATGACAGAAGAAAAAACTTATAACTACCAATTTGAACGAGCAAAGACTTTTACCCTTGACCACTTAGAAGATTTAACAGATGAAATTCTATGTAGGCAATACAATAACCCCAATACTTACATTCTATTTCGTCAGCTTGATTGGGGTAAAGAAGGCTACAAAGCAATCAAAAGTCAATACTTCATAGACTCTTTAGTTACTAAAAGCCTTGACTTAGAAATAATAGAATTACATGAAATAACAGAAGATGAGCTAGTTAAAAAGTTTCGTAAAGCTTTTGACTTCATTATAAAAAGAAGCTATCAAAAGCTATTAGATATGGAATACACAGACTCGTTACAATCAGACTCATTGGAGAAAATATCATGACCTTAGCAGAAAAATTAGCCTTACGTAGGCTTCAACAAGACTTAGCAAACAAGCCAGTAGTAGCAGAAGCTCAACCATTAATAGTAAAAGAAGAGAAAATTCTTTCATTTGCAGAAAGGATGGCTCTTAAAAAACAATCTGCTATGCAGGTAGATGCTTATAAAGAAAGTCTACCAAAAAATGATGCACCTATTTTAAGCCCTTTAGACGCGTTAAAAAATGAAAGCAATACTAATATAAGCACTTTACAGGAAAACGCGCCAAAATCGGTTTCTATACCATTGCAAGCGGTTTCTAACACTTCATTATTCAATATCGGAAAAAATACCCAAGAAAACGCGCAGACTATTCAACAGTCTATTACTAAAGAAGAAGTCCTTACTGTAATCCAAGATGCACAAAAGACTCTTACTTTCGCAGAGAAAATGGCTTTACGCAAAGCAGAGAAGAAAGTAGAAGTTGAGAACGTTCTACCTCTTCTTAATGTAGAGCAACGCCAAGTTGTTGAGAAGTCTTTACCGCCAACTACTATTCCCTCTCTAACCGAAATGGTTATGCATAGAGAAAAAGAGCTTGGCAGAAAAATGACTTTAGTAGAGAAGATTAATTACACAAAAGAATATAAGACTAATTTAGAGCTTATGCAAACTATGTGGACTGTTAATACTACTCAAGGCGAAGAAGTACTTCCAGAAGAAGTCAATGCTGGAAACACAGTAACAACAAACTATCCTGACACTGACTTAGTTCCTAACATAGCAGTAGCTATCAAAGAGTCTTTGTCTGAGAAGTTGAAAAGAATTGCACGTGAAAAGGCAGGGCATATTCCTCAGCCAGAAGCTACTCCATACGATGCTACTAAGGAGGAAGTAGAAGCTGAAGTAAAAAAGCCTTCTTTGAACGAAATGGCTACCACAAATCAGACTATAAGCCCAACGTTCACTAACAAGGCTACTTTCTCATTAGACATTATTCTTAACGACAAGCAACAAGCCGCTGTTGACCTTATAGGCAGTGGTAAGTCTGCTGTTCTGTTAGGTGCTGCTGGTACTGGTAAGACTTCTTCTGAGCGTGAGATGCTTAAAGCCTTATTAGAATTAGACACTATGAGAACTACTTCTTTTAAACTAAGTGGCGATAGCCGTGTGGAAGCCCCTTCTGTTGCAGTAGTAGCCTATACTCGCAGAGCAGCTTCTAATTCAGCTAAGGCTATTCTTAAAGACCCTATCTTAGCTAACAAACTAACTTACAACATCATGACTATTCACGCATTGTTAGAATTTGTGCCTGTGGAATACTATGATGAAGTAGAAAAGAAGATGATGTTCCGCTTCTTACCGCAACGTCACAAAGACGCCCCTCTTACTATTACGCACTTAATCATAGAAGAAGCTACTTTAGTAGGCTTAGACTTATGGGAACAATTGTTTGATGCTTTACCACACGGCTGTAAAATAGTCTTCGTAGGCGACATTAATCAGTTACCCCCAGTCTTCGGACCGAGTATTCTAAACTATGCAATTACTAGACTACCAGTAGTAGAACTTACCCAAGTCTATCGTCAAGGAGAAGGCTCACCTATCATTACTAATGCCCATAGAATTCTTGAAGGCAAATTCATTGAGTCAGGAACTACTGACCAAGGTAAGCTAATAGTAATTAGTGGAAAGAATGAGAGAGCTGTGGGGCAAGAGAAGACTGTTCGCGCAGTTAGCTCATTGCTTGAACAATTCTATGACAAGGAACTCTACTCGCCCGAAGAGGATATGATACTTTGCCCTTACAACAAGCAACCCTGTGGCACTATCAATCTGAATTACTACATAGCAGAGTTCTTAAGCAAAAGAAGAAAAGCCGTAGTGTATCATATTATTGCTGGCTTTAATTCTTTATACTTAGCAGAAGGCGACAAGGTAATGTTTAACAAGAGAGATGCTATTATTGTTGAAATAAACCGCAACCCTTCTTATGTAGGTAAAGAGCCTATGCTACATGGTTCAGACTTATCAAGGTTTGGAGTACGTAGAGTAGGGGAGAATTCTGACACAGACTTAGAAGACTTTGACCTTGTTTCAAGTGAAGAAACTTTTGTACGAGATTATTCTGATATGTCATTAGAAGAAATCAAAGCAGAAGCCGCTAACAGAGTATTTCAAGCTTCTCATAAAATTACTATTGCATACGAAACTGGTAACACAGAAGTTATTTCTAGTGCAGGGGATTTGAATGATAGCAACTTCCAACTAGGCTATGCTATGACTGTGCATAAGAGCCAAGGCTCTGAGTGGCGCAGAGTTTTCTGCTTATTCCACCCTGACCAACAGCGCAATCTAAGTCGTGAAATGCTTTATACTGCTATTACTCGCGCACGTGAAGAATGCTATCTTATTTCAAAACAGGCTATCTTAGATAGAACAGTAGAAATTCAACGAGTACGAGGCAATACACTAGCAGATAAGATTGCATACTTCAATAGTGGCGTAGAACAGAATGACAGCGTGCAAGTAGTTAAAGAGTAGTATTTTATTATTAATAGGAGAATTAGCATGGCACAAGAAATTAAACCTTTCTATGGCAAAGTAGTTAAGGTGCATCAAAATCACTCAATGCACTCTAATTGCTATCCAAAGATTCTTACTTACGCATTAGAAGCTGAATTAGTAGGCTTACGCTTTAAGTCTTCTGCTTCAGACCTAATGACAGATAGACCAGTATCTGATGAAGCATTAGACTTTTATTACTTCTGCGAAGTGGTAGAATTAAATTGGTTTGAGAAACTATGGTTTGACTTAGGCACAGTGGTAGCCTTTTTAATGCAAAGAGAATATTATGACTAACTTAATTGCAGGGGCTAGTGCTTGCCTTAATGGAATTCCAGTATATGAAAGTAATTTAATTGCTCCTAAACCAGTCTTACGACTAACAGAAGAAGTCTTAATATCTGATAGCTTTAGAGCAGAATTTAATGATTGGCTTCTTCAAAAATTTGGAAAGACTTATCCAGCTATTGTTACAGGCGCAGGAATTTTTATGCACCCAATAGCTTTTAGACAACTTAAAAAGGAAATAATAAAATGAATAATTCTATTTGGCAAGACAGAGAAGTAGACTTAGAGCCTAAGACCCCTGAAGAGAATTTGGAGGTACAAGTCCACTGTACTTTTGAAAGAAGCCATAATACAGCCATTACAGTTTTTAATTGGTCTGACGAAGAAAAGAAGTATTTGCAAGAAGAAACTCAGAAAGCTTGGCTTCTTTTTATGGCAGGGTATCAAGCTGGCTTTAGGCAAGCAAGAAAAGTCTTTTCTCAATTACAAAGGGGCTAATTATGACTACTTTTCCGCCAATAAAACTCTACCGTATTCGTGCAATTAACCTACCCGAAGCCCGTACTCAACTGCCTGATAAAGACTTGCTAGGAAATACTGTTTTTGTTTGTGGCTTCTTTGGTGACTTAAAAGCACTACCAAATGGAAACATTAGAAGTTCTGTAGAAGTTGTTTTACAAGATAAAGATTTCAAATGCATATACAGAAAGCTCTTATACAGAAGTTTCTTTCTAATCAACGTAGAATTACAACCTGTTCTTCCTCAAGACGTAACAGAATTCTTAGCACAATTTATTAACAATGTAGAAATAAGGGGGTATACTCATGCAGACTACCGAGAACAAAGACTCTAACAAATGGGCAAATTATATGAACCCAGTCCAACTAGATATAGACTTCGTGCCTGAGCCTTCTTATAAAGCAGAAGAAGGATTAAAGGTATGGCAAGTCTTAGTCTTAATAGCTGTTAGTATGTGGCTCGGCTACCAACTAGCTTGTTTTAACTTCCGTACTTTTGTAGAAGAAAATAATCTAATCTGTGAAGTAGAACAGTATACTACAGATAAACAGTCTATCTATCTTATGGGTTACTTAAATGAAAAGTCTAAGAATTTATTGATTGACAAAAGTTTATAAAAATGCGAAAATCCGAAAATGCAGAAAATCAAAACTTCTAATGTTAGACTTCTATTAGTCCTCGGCTTATTTGATAGACTCTTATCGCAAGGCTGGGGACTTCTGTACCATGAACTAGACGAAGATGATGTAGTAGCTTTATGTACTTGGTTAGAAGTCAAACCCGCATCAGACAACTTGGATAACAGAAGCCACTTAATGTTCCAAGCCCAAAGCAAAATAAACTGGGCTATTGAGAAGTATATGGAAATAGGCTACGATGAACAAACAGTAGTTTCTGTAGATTATTTAAATTTCAAAATAGGATTACAACATGAACAGAGTTCCACTAAAAGTTAATCGTTCATTGCTTGTTGAGAGTTTTTCAAACAAAGACTATCAAGCAGGTTATTTACAAGCACGATATACCCCAGCTAATTCTTATCCAAACCCTATGAGCAGACTGCAAGCAACAGAAGCAGACACACAGTTTAAAGCAGGCTTTGCTATGGGCAAATTAGAAATGGCAATGCTAGAAGACTATGAACACATGGTTAATCAGTTAGCAGACTTACAATCAAACAAACTCACAGAAAAGGATAGCGTATCATGAACGTAGATGAATTAGATGACGAAGAAGACTTTGAAGAAGAAGGCATGACCATTCATGAAATCTACGCTAATCTTCTTTTAACAGATAGCCTTATCTTAACCACATCAGAAGAAGACTACACTAGAATTCGTAGTGCTATCGCTAATGTTAAAGGTAAAGAAAATGCCAAGCTGAAAGCAAAAGACTTACCCGTAGATGATGCTAAGTTAGACTTTGCTGTCTTACCTGCAATTGAAGGGCAAGAAGAAGGTTCAACTCGGTTTCAAATTTCATTAATTAGAAAGAAGGCTTTTAAAGTTAAATTAGAATTGCCTTCTGATACTTTGTAAGGAGTAGAATTATGGGAATGTCAAAAGCTGCAATGATATTACTAAGTATGGGTATGGGAATTATTGCAAACCATGCGCCTAGACCAGCAGAAGCAATAGCTCGTAATGTAGTAGCTAATTCTCAGACCATGAAAAGCAGATTATTTTCTAAATATAATATTCCTTTTTACGGAAATCTTTTAATTAGAACTTCTTTTACTCGCTCAACTAAGCAGACTAAAAATAGTCGTAATGCTATTAAAAAGCATAAGCAGAAAGAAGCTAATAAATTTAGAATTGTTTGGGGCTATGCAGACGACGGTAAATACCGCTACAGGGAGTTAAAATGCTAACCTTTAAAGAAAAACTAGCCGCTAAAAAATTAGAAGCTGAGCAAGCTACCCAGCTATCTGCGTATACTACAGCCGTAGAAGTTGTGCAAGTAGTACAACAGCCTGCTGAAATTAAAACAGAAGTTTCTAATAAGCCCTTAACTTTAGCTGAGAAACTTGCTTTGCGGCGTAAAGAAGAAGCCTCTGCACCACCAATTGTTAAGCCCGAAATCTTTGCTTTAGGTGAGGTAGCCTTAGCCGTTGAAGATGAAAATGCTGGCACAGTACATTCTTTAATTCAAGAGCAATCTGATATTACTGTAGCAGATATTGTGCCTCGCATTAGAAGTCTTAATGATTTAAGCCAAGCTGATTTAAAGAACGAAATGTCCTTACTAAAGAATGCCTTGTTAGCAAACCCCGAAGCAGTTGCTCACCTTCTACCAACAGACGTAGGTGACTTAGTAAAAGCCGCTAGGAAACTACTTGGTATGGAAATTGTAGAGTCTGTTAAGACTAAAGGCAAGAAAGAGAAAACTTCTAAACTTCCTGCCGCAGAAATTATGAGTACAGAAGACATTTTAGGTTTAGTAGATTTTTAACCGTAGTATTTTTAACATTGGAGATAAGCATGGAACAAGCGCAAGCCCCCGAAGAACCAAAGAAACCTCTTACACAAGCAGAAATTCGTGCGATAGAAAGTCATGAAAGCCGTTCTACTTTTATTGAAACAGTAGCCAAAGCAGTCTTACAAGACCGTAATGTAGCCTACGGTACTCCAGAAGATAATTTTCAAACCATTGCAGACTTTTGGAACTTGTGGCTACTTAAACGTACAGGTATTCGTATCAACCTAAGCGCACTAGACGTAAGTATGATGCAAGACCTAGTAAAGACTTCTCGTTTAAGTGGCAATGTAACTCACTTAGATAGCTGGGTAGATAAAGCAGGCTATTCAGCTTGTGCAGGCGGACTCCTTGTTAATGCTTCTAACCAAATTGTAAAAAGCGCAGAAGCAGAAGTTTCTAATAAAA